TAGTTGGTGATGATCTGATCGACTGCATCCTCGAGGACTAAAAACATAGCCTGACTCGCATTTGCTACGACGATGGCTTGTCTGCGCTCGACCAGAGCTATTTGTTTTTGCCGTAGTGTCAAAGGTGCCTCGGAGGTTTGGGACTCTCTTCTGTCACCGTAGCCACATACGTTGACCGCATTCTACTATATGCTACGAGGCATAAAATCAAAATCATGGGATCAGATCAGGGAGATTGTCCAGTGGATCTATGTTTGGATCCAAGCCTCCGAGAGGAGCTGTGGCTGCCTTCTCTTTGAGGTTTAGTTTTTGTCTGACATGATCCATATCCACTTGGTCGCTCGGGCTCATGTATCCAGAAGTCGTGAGACTGCCGTAAATGTTACCGAGTTTCTCCATGACCTCTGCATCAAACTCCTCGAGGACAAACTCACCGTAGCCATGAGATCTCCACATCTGTTCGGGGAAGTTATAACGCACGATCTTTGAGATAAATTGAGTGATGATGGCCTGCTGATACGGCTTTAATTTGCCATCGATGAGCTGCCTAAATATTTTGTTGTGCTCAGCTCCCAGCGAGTATGAGCCTGCTCCATCTCCACCAGTCATCACGAGTGGAGGGATGAGCATACCCTTCATGAATGCTTTATTGAAATAGTCCACACCGTCCTTAAAGACATTCATGTCTCCCTGGACCTGCACTGCCTCTACCTCGTAGGTCTCGCCTTTTTTACCAGGCAGTACTACGAATGAGCTCGAGTGGATGGTTTTGAATACGTTGGCCATAGCGCGATCTGCGCGATTTGCATCTACAGCTCCCTGACCATCCTGTCTGGTGTCAGTCTGCTGCTGGACGGTATCATTCGGAGCTGCATATCCGACGATGAGTGGTGTGCCTTTGCGATCAGCTCCGACAACCCACATCTTCAAAAATGCATCCTTTAGAGCCCAGTTTTTATAAATACGTCTGAGGATCGAGCGACCATAGGGATTGTTGAAATTCCCAGTGCTCGATGATTTCAAGTGTATGCACTTGTCTACAGGGATACGCACAGTCAGGTACGAGAGATCGGCAGCGATGCGCACAGGATATGGATAGTCTCCGATGGCTGCATAAAGATCTGGTCTAAAACCATTCTGAGCTGCTGGGATACTGCCCAGTCCGTAGCCGTTAAAATACGTGTTGTGGTATCGCTGGTACTGATAGATCCCATGTGGGAGGAGATCCCCTTTCATGTCTACAGCAAATACGATGGTGAGTGGAGGGTAGGTGACTAGCTTGCGTGGTACGAATGCAAAGGCTCCATCGAAGTCCTTCTCAACTTTAAAGACCTGCTCGGTGACAGAAAATCCTGCCCATTCACAGGTCAGCATCTCCATCAAATTCTCGTGCCACGAGCCCTCCATATTATCGAGAGCCTTTCGAACAAAATCCTGGATCTCAGGCACTTTGTGTTTGTAGTCTCCGAAACGTGCGATCATGGCCAGCAGCATGAAGTCCATGCATGAGCCCAGAGTCTCATCGGTATCGAGCATACGTTTGTAGGTCTCGACCGATACTGTGGATGGGTTTGCTACGAAACGGCTGAGAGATCCGTAGAGCTGAGGCGTGGTGGTCCCGACCTGGATCTGCTCCTGCTCGAGACGGGTCATCTCCTCGAAACGACTCTCTAACTCTTCTTTGATGCTCAATGGAGTAGCATCTACCCAATTCAAAATGTTCGGATCATGTGGCATATTATCTCCTTAGCATCCTGCTGGTACGAGTGAGGCTATGACCTGGTACGAGTCTAAAAACTGTACCTTGGTGTCGAGCCCAGCGATGGTGTATGTCAATTCAAAACTGCTATAGCCAGCGAGTCCTGTCTGAGGATCAACTGGTGATAGGAGCATCACTGCTGTATCGGCTTTCGGTAGGATGATCTGGAATTTACCAGCCAGCGCATTTAGGAGCACGATCTCAGTGAGTGTGAGTTTTTTGTGGATGCACGTCTGATCTTCTTTGAAAAACACAGCATCGATCTCGGTGACTCCAGTGAGATCTACAAAACTACCGTCCTTCAGCTTTAGCTGGACTGTGAGTTTTTCGTCCTCACCTCGGATAATGACAGGCGCGTCTGGTCGGGATGGATCTAGATTTAGCATACTATGTCTCCTTCATTGCTCACTGTGCCTACTATTGTAGCATCATCCTCGAGCTCACCTATGATGTTGGCTGATGGATTAACTGCCGATGTAGTGACTGCAGCGAGGCTGGTTAAGATAGTTTCGATGTTGGTGAGCTGATTTGTCAAAGATAGATCCACGGCAAACGACCTAGAGCTAGGGTAGTAGCCGTCCTGTGGAGTGGTCAGAGTGTTGTCTGTGTAGACCATGAGCTCACAGATGTAGAGACCGACTCTCGGTGGAGTAAAAATAGCCGCGTAGGTGTTGAGGGCTGGTGTTGGATCGCATGGGACCAATGGTCCATCCTGTACCCAATTCACGGTATCCCATTTCAAAATGCGCATCGCTACACTCAGACCGACCTGGTCATAGGTGACTTCTAAAGGTACTGGTCCGAGTGATGTCAAAACTGTGGTCATATATGTCTCCTATGCTGGCCAAAACCAATGACCACACAGCAAGCCTGCTATAAATGGTAGCATCGGTGAATACCAGCTAAACTCCGTGATGATGACTGATATGGTTTTTACGCTCGGATCCTTATCCTTTTTTGCGTACAGGTAGATGTCCCAGATGATCCAGATGAGAGCTGTGCCTATGAGTATCCATGTGGTCGTATTCATGAGCCTCCTAAACGTACCAAAATAATTCTCCCATGACCTTATGAGTAGTGCCAGCAGGGAATCTAAAAATGAGCATCATCTCGTTTGTGCCTGGTCCCATGTTTTTCATGGTGGTCGCGCTGTCTCCCACATAGTCCAGAAAGTTGACTCCGTATGGGCTGTCATCCAGGCAGGCTCCAGAGATGAGCTCCTTTGGTCCACCATACTCTGGTGGTAAAAAGGGCACCATCACTGCCCACATTTTGATGTCATCGACTGGCTGTACTTTTTGATATAGGCAAAATCCCTGGATGTCGTAGTCAAAGGTAGGCTGTAGGATCACCACAGATTTGACGATCAGGCTCTCAGGATCTCCCTCGGCCAGTAGCTCAGTTTCGGATTTGTAGTGGAGCACCTGGATAAAATCCACGTCCTCGAGTTTGTAGTTCTTGCAATAGAAGTTTTTACTACCGAGAGTCATTTCGAAGTGCAGGGACTGATACCCTCTGCCATCTCCAGCAAATTTAGGATTTACGATCTGAGCACCATCTCGGTCCACGGCCAGGTTGTAGTTCTTATTCGACCTCGGCAGCCAGTCAGCCTCGAAGTCTGCCTTGGACACAGTGTCGCTGTGCTCGATCTCGCAGTAGTTGTAAAATGGCCCATTCGCTACAGCGAGGATCCATTTCTCATCCACTGCTAGAGCCTGCAGGTAGAAGTTATTCATGCTAAGCAATAGTGCCTTAAACTGAGGCCATGTTAAATTCATTTTTACTCCTCGGACCATTCTACGGTCACTGTCACGCTACCGCCTGTTAGAGTCACACCGTTCAAGTTGACTGCCAACACCTCAGATGTGCCTCGCAAAAATATAGCCTGGTTAGCATCTCCAAAACGCTCGTCGAATATCACACCAGCTCCGACCGACTGAGCATTCCCTGGAGTCGCTGCTTTAAATACCACACGTTTAGCTAGCATGGTCCCGACTGCTGTGCCGAGAGTAGGGTTTGCAGTGTAGGCCCGAGCCACAGCCGTAGCTGCTGTGTTGGTACTATCATGTGGCACTCCTGCTGGAGTGGTGGATGTACCTCCACTGTTCGCAGTGGATCTCTTGATGATCTGGACTATCTCGTGAGATGTAGCAGTCTTGATCCCATCGACTACCACACGTCTGATACGCACTGTGCGAGTCGCGCTGCCTGTGATAGTAAACAAATCTGTCGCGTTCGCTGCTGGTGCGAAGTTCACAGATGTCGCTGAGTATGTCTGAGGATTTCGACCGACCTCTCTCACCGCTAAACCGTATGCAGTAGATGATGGATCACTGTTAGTCACCAGAGCATCATTTGTACCATCAGATGTGATGCGAGTTTTTTGCGTGCCGTTGGTTTGGTTTGCACTCGTAGCCGCACCTGTAGGGAGTGGTAGAGATGCTGCAGAAATAGGCTGAGTCGTAGCGCCAGTCGGATCCACGCGCAGAGGATTTGATGCATTCCCTAGCTCAATGGGAGTGCCGTTGGACAGGCTACGGAGAGTCACACCTAAATTGAATGATGTGCCTCCAGTGTTATCCAAATCGAATGATGCTAGAGGATTGCCTGCTCCATCCTGAGCTCTCACTCCCCACGTACCTGACTGAGCTACACTCAGAGGTGATGTGAGTTTAGAGTCGATGCTCACCAAGCTAGCATTGCCAGTGGTCTGTAGGGCTGAAGTAGCCGCACCAGATGGTAGAGGCAGTGATGCTGCACTGATGGGCTGAGTGTCTGCAGGAGTCGTGGCCTTATAAAATGCCGTACCATCTGAGAGTCGAGTAGCTGATGGAGCTGCTGCTGTGGTGCGATCCTGGCTAGGACTCGCTGGGATTTTTGTGTTGATCGCCGAGAGAGTAGTCTCTGTAGCTACCCCTGTGACCGAAACTGTGCCTGACACAGGTACGGCAGACGCGCGAAGTTGTGTGTCTGTGAGAGGTCCAGTGACAGCTACGGATCCTGTTATGCCTACGGATCCACTGACTGGCTGTGTGACTCCAGATCCATCCACTGGGATGCGACCAGAGACCAGGGCTGGTAATTTACCATTGATGGTGCTCAGTGTGGACTCGGTCGCTGCTCCAGTAGGCAATGGCAATGATACTGCTGAAACTGCGACTGTACCTGCGATGCTCACTGGCTGTGTCTCGGTGAGGTCTGCCTTTAGCTCGAGCTCTGTGAGGACATCGGTCACTGCCGATATGATGTTGTCCTGCTTGGCCTCAGTTGCAAAATCTGTGGCCAGTAAAGCCGTCAAACTGTCATCCATGTTGGTCAGGATCAGATTGCCAGATGTCTGCAGAGCAGATGTACTCGCTCCTGTGGGGAGAGAGATCGTACCTAAAATGTCATTTATATCCCACGTACCAGACTGGCTGACCGCTAAGGGACCAGATACCGTGACTGTGCCAGATACTGGGACAGGCGTGGCTCGTAACTGTGTATCTGTCAGTGGACCAGTCACACTAAGCGGAGCAGTCAGTTTAGTATCGATGCTAGATAATGATGCATTTGCCGTGGTTTGCAGGGCAGATGTTGCTGCTCCTGTAGGCAGTGCAGATGCCGTGATGGTCACATCGCCTGTATCTACAGCAGTGATCTTTGAGTCGATGCTGGAGACCGTGGCCTCAGATGCTCGGCTCGAGATGGTCGTATTGAAATTCGTAGACATGGATGACAAAAATCCATTGCCTGTAGTTTGGAGAGCCGATGTGGATGCTCCAGTCGGTAGAGGGAGGATCGAGGCAGCGATGTCTACTGGGCTGGCTCTGAGCTGAGTATCAGTCAAAGGCCCGAGCACATTCAATTTGCCTGTGGCATCTACAGATAGAGAGCGGAGGTTTGTGCCGTCTGATCCACCGATCATCGTGGCCTTGGATGGGATCGCAGATCCTGGTGTGCCGTTGGCATCATTCGTGGACATGATCGTACCAGTGATAGGCAGTGGATCCTGGTCAGATGCTATAGTAACAGGCACAGATCCTGATTTAGCTTTTTGTCCGAGGGAGTTGAGTTTGCCATTCACTGCAGAGAGTGTGGCCTCGGTCGAATAGTTTGATGGGAAATTGCTCACCGATACTGGTGGTAGGGCAGACACAGATACGGATCCAGATACAGGCTGCGTGACAGTCGAGCCGTCCACAAACAATGTACCATCCGTTTTGACTTTCAGAGCTCGGAGTCGAGTGCCATCGGATCCACCATTGAGCTGAGCCGATGTGGGCTGGATAGATCCTGTGGCTCCCACGCTTGGATCCGAAAATGCGAAACTGCCAGTGACTGGTATAGCCGCCTGGTCGCTACTGATGACCACAGGTAGAGACTGAGCCATAGGTTTTTGACCACTGGTCGGGATCTTCTGATCGATGCTCAATAGTTTAGCATCCTGTGCATCCTGCTTGGCCTCGGTGGATGCTCCACCAGGCAGAGGGATCTGCGTGATGTGCACTTTGATACCATTCGTATCAGTGGTGATTTTCGAATTGATAGCATTGAGGGTAGAGATCTCGGTCGCCTGGTTTGCTGCCGTGGCTGCTCCAGGTGCCAGAGGGATAGTCCATGTGCCTCCCTGATAGGCAGTGATGGAGTCACCAGTATAGAGTAGTGACCAGTTTCGATCTCGAGGATCGATGGCTGATCCACCGACTACTGGCTCTACATAGAGTGGAGCTGCAGGAGTGGTCGTGATGTTCGCATTGATCGGTCCACCACCGACATTGACATTGAGAGCTCCTGATGTGGATGTCAGTGCATTACCTGCCGAGTCCTGGATCTTCGAAGTGACCTTTGAAACTGGAGGCGTGTCTGCGTGTGCGATAGTAGCAAATACTATCAGTGTGGCTAAGATATATCTCATGTGGTCTCCTATTTATAGTTGGCTCTGATCCACGCCTGTGCCTTGGCCATACCGTTGGACTCAGATGTGCATGGACCGCCTGCTACACGCTGACTGCCTCTGTAAACATTCCATTTCATTCCACCGACTCCATTATGGAGACCGATCTCTAAAACTGCATTGCCTACTTTATAGTCTCTAAAGATGTCTTGGTCCTCGTAGTCATCTCCCTCTGCTAGGCGTTTGAGTTTTTTATCGACGGCTGAGTTTAGGCGTTTTAGATCCATGACATCTCCTATTGTTTACCCAAAATCATATCTAATAAACGGCTGGCCCACAATGCATTTACGTAGTCCCTGCCTTTGCGAGTCTCGATTTCTGCCATCGTCCACAGGAATAGCTGCGCGTAGAATACACACAAAATGAATGGCATCACTACCATCAGGACCAGTATGTTGAGTGCTATGTTTTTCATCCGTACCCCATCATTTCTAGATAGACCATCACGAAATAACCGTCCTTGGCAAGACTATCCATTTGCGCTTGAACCACGAAACTGTACTGCTGGCACTCTACTATAAAGCCTCTCGCCTCGGAGCTGCTCGTAAACTCAGCACGTATGTAGTCCAGAGATCCACCTACCACTATCCCATCGAATTTATACACCATGTTTCGGATGACCTGATCGCGTTTGCCCATACTAACATTCCATGCGGTTTTTGTGAGTTGAGCAATACCTAAGTATCGGCTGCGTGATTTACTGGATGTAGTGCCAGAGAGTCATCCGTGACATCAGAGCACCATGCTCCTATCTGGCTCTATTATTACACCATCTAGTAGCCGCCGTGACCAGCAATAGGTGCCATGCTCGGACCTGATTTGCGGAGGTAGTCCAGCGCCTGGCTGGTAGTATCTGCCTGATCCCAGTGTGCTGCTGCAGGGACCGAGATCAATTCCATGACATAGTCGGAGATCCAGGGAGCGATGGATGAGTGTGGGAGCTCCACATTGCCTGACTCGAAGTCAGGGGATACGGCATTGAGCCTGGCTATTTTATCCCCACGTGGCTCCACTTCGACCAAACCATTGACGTATTTTTTGAGAGTCTGCACTACTGCTGGTCCGTTGGCCTTGGCCTCCACCAGCTTACGATGGGAGTATGGATGCTTTTTGGACAGCTTTACTACCTCATTGCAGGCATCAGGGAATGACCATCTGCCTCGGACCTGATCGAGTAGATACTTCTGCTGTCTAACTCTACCCCACACCTGGCCCACAGTGTAGGCACTGGAGTCCTTATCCTTTGTGGCGAAATCCCATGACTGCACGACCTCATCGAAACGCTCGGGCAGTTTCATGTAGTAGCGCATCCAGTCCGATTTTATGATGTTACCACCTTCAGATACTGGGCTCTGCTGGTACAGGGCTGACCACTCTCGGCTACCGACCGATGCCTTAATTTGCTGCAGAGCCTGCGCACTGAATTTAGTTGGCCACAGTGGAGTGCCTATCTCCCTGGTATCCTCTGGATCTCGGTTGTCTACTTTCAGGGCAGGGAGCTCGAGCACATACCACTGATCGGCATCTGGATCTGCTTTTTGGAGTTTGAGCAGCCTGCCTGCTAGATCATCATCATGCCATCTGGTCATGGTCAGACAGATGGATCCCTCACCCTCGAGACGAGTACGGATGGTGGATGTGTACCATCTCCAGACCTTCTCTCGAAACTGAACGGAGTCTGCGTCCTCTCGGTTTTTTACCAAGTCATCCAGTAGGATCCAATTCGCTCCACGACCAGTAAAGGATCCTCCCACACCAGCAGATCTGTATGAGCCTTTGTATATCGTATATCGTTTGTCGGGATGCCTGTAGGGGATGATCTCGTGCTCATTTCGATTTCGCGCGTACTGGCCTTTGGATCCATCAGCCGTGATGCCTACCGTAGGGAATATCTCTTTGTATCGCGCAGTGTCCATGATCCTCTGACAGTCGATGGTCATGTCTCCAGCCAGCTCCGAGTTATAGGATCCAGCCAGGATCTCATCATTCGGATAGAGACCATGCAGGAGAGCTGGGAGTCTGCGTGATGTGAGCTCGGACTTACCGTGGCGCGGAGGCTCGAAGATCATCAGCCTGCGTATTTTCCTGGCAATGAAGTCATTTAGGACTCGGGCTGTGCGCTGGTGGTGCCATGAGATCTCGTACTCGGGCATCGTGAATTTCGTAAAGGACAGCAGTTTGCCTTTACGCGCATTGCGTATCAGCTCCTCCTCCTTCAGTCGTATCATCATCAGTGCATCGGCTTTATTCATTGGTAGGTACTATACCGTACTGCTGCATTTTAGCAGCTAGCTCCTCCTCAGAAATGGTACTGACCTCAGATCGAATAGGTCCACCATCGGCTCCTGTCAGCTCCACCTTGTGCTTATACGTAAAGTCCTCACGTGTGCGTGCCCAGAGTGTGATGGCCTGCATATTCTTATCTTTGACAGCCATGTCGTATATCGTCCTGTAAAACTCAGCACTCGATATAGTAGAGATAGTCTCGAGATCTTGACGTAAATCGTCATGTTTGATGATGAGCTCTCTGTACATGGATAGACTCATGCCCAATAAAGCAGCTTTTTTTTCGTCTGGCATCTTCAATGCACACATACGCTTTAGCATCTCTATCTTAGCTGGCTCTATGTTAGTGCCATAGTCTTTGAAAGGTACTGCAGCGACCGCCTCATTGACGATCTTCGTACTGTTACGTGGCTGATGTTTCTTCTTTTTAGGTTTTGCCTTTTTGTCCTGCATACGGTGTGGCTCCTTCTGCATTCATTATATGTCAGGTAATAAATATATGCAGCCTCTGGTCTAGATGTCCAGATGGACGTGTGAATGGACGTATATCCGAAACTGGATATTGTGGCCGAGGTTTATATCCAGATGTGGATATGCCATGATTTAGGCATAGGCTATGCCATCACGTTTTGGATACATAAAATGCACTGTTTTTGCCAGTTTTGGGCACGAATAGTGTGCAAAATGTACAGTTTTATATGCGATCTCATATACTACTGCATATAAAGTGCTCATTATATCGTATCGCATATAATTTGCTCCACGTGGAACGGCCTACTGCGCAATACGTATATGCGTATGAGGGGTATGTGCTCAACATACGTGCATATACGTATGACACACCGTATGGTCTGAGCCCTCCGTTTTATTTACGGAGGCTGATATGTCGTTTTTTATCACAATTTGCGACATATCCTGATGATATATCGCATCAATGGGCATTTTATCGATATGTGATGAGAGTCGTTATCATCTGAGTTGGTAAAAACACCAACACTAGATCTATCTACCGAATTTACTAGATACAGCTAGTGGAGTTTTACTAGAGGTTATTAGAGCTCAGGAGTATCTCAGGAGAATGCCCTGAGTGATTTCGATGGTTTACATTTCTAAACTGCCAAAAAATGGACCTTTTTTACTAGACTTTATCCAGCAGTACCTGAGCAGATTTAGGTCTGCGCTCCTCGGCAGTTTTACGGTGATGGCATGGCACACAGATGGTCTGATGGTTGTCTGTGCCCACACCCTCTCCTCCCTGGTGGACAGCCACGATGTGGTCCGTATGCCAGATATGCCCAGTATTGTAGCCGATGGCGTGGTACGTGACTGTGTCATCATCCCTCAGCTCCCTATTCGGCAGGTAGTACTCCAGCTTTTTTCTCACGATCTCAGCGAGATCATCCGAAAAATCCTGCCCACACAGTAAGCACATACAGTTTTGAATGTGGATGAGTCTGTACATTTTGTTAGCATGAGCCTGTGGATAGCCATAATAGTAGGCACTGGCTGCACAGGATTTCGTGCAGTACTTTTTTCTGCCTTTGTCTGGCATCTGTCCATCACACCATGCGCAGATCCCCTTCTCCCACGGCAGATCCGAGAGAGCCATCATGCGACTATTTCTACGTTTGCCTAGTAGTGCAGCAGCTCTAGGTCCTGGAGGAGTCATATCCTGGTGATCGATGTGCTTTTTGGCCTGCTCCCATGTCATTGGTGGTATTTTAATACGACTCGTAAGATGCATCAAAACTCCACAGGTATGCTACGTATCGTGACATCCACGTAGTCTGGGAGATCATCGCGTGGCACTGGCCTCCTCATGTGGGAGCCGTCTAAAAACCAGTGGTCATCGATGTGTAGGATTTTGGCCACACAATCATCCAGCGCCTTGATCCTGTTAGATGTGTCATTTTTGAGCAGGTTGCCATGCTGGTCCACCAGAGTCTCTCGTCTGACTCTATAGACTCTCTCGATAAAAAGTGCGATCCCTGGCCTGAGTTGTTTGAGTTGCTGTCTGGGCTCATTCAGTCTATATCCCTGGCCATACATCCACATCCTGCAGGTCTCTTCGTACTCTCGGTATATTTTAGATTTGACGTTGTGCCCTTTGGCGACAGGAGTGTATAGCCGATTTAAACTCGGAGGCATTGGGAAACCTTAGCTGACCGCGCAAGTCTTGGATTTTTTTGAGCAGGAGGTAGTCGCATCTCCCTTGATCGTCCAGTCGGTCGTATTGCTCCTCGAGAGCGGATAGACGATCCGCTAATTCCTTTGCCATTTTGTCGAGCATATCTTTTTTTTTACTCCTCATGCCTTATATTAAAGCACACCTAGACTAGATGCGCTACTTTTTTATGCTGCTGGGCTCCGCAGGCGGTGATGGGTATTGCATTTTATATTTCTCCAGCGACTCTTCTACAGTCTGATACCCGAGCGACTCATCCAGCTGAGCCTTGGCTATCAGATAAAACGGATGCTCTTTGATGAGCGGGAATGCTCTCTCTAAATTCTCGAAATTGATTTTCGCACACTCTGCTAAATCTAGTTCTAAACTCACGACTGACCTCCAAACCGTTTTTTCATGTACTCAGCCACAGATGCCTGAGCTCGAGCCATGTCATTTTCCTTCTCCATATCCACTCGCTCGATCAGATCTGCCATTTTGACCAGAGCGTGAGGGATGGCCACACCGACCTTTGCCAGCAGGATAAATGGTTTATCCATCATCACAGCCAGACCGACCTGTGTCGCCACAGTCATATTGCTATAGGAGTGCTCAGTGAGTAGCATCATAAATGCCTGAGACTGCCGTATCGCACCTACCATCTCATCTAGGTTTTTGACTTCTAGTTTGCCTTCTTGCATTTTTTAGCTCCTCCACGATCATGTCGATCCGTTTATGCGCATAAAGTATCATTTTTGTGTCCTGATTTGTTTGGCTGGCCAGCGCCTCGAGGATCGGTTTTAGATCCTCCTGCATCTTTGCCATGTCCACCGAGATCTCATCGATGGCCTCGCTGTATGGCTCGAGCTCTGTTTCGATCCTGGCCTCTGAGTATATCAGCAGAAATGCTGTGTAGATCAGGATGATGACTAAACAAATCGCTATGGATACTGGGCTCATTTTCGCCTGCCAGTTTTTTCACCACGAGTGGTCCGAGGTTTACGAGGAGTATTGGTGTGTGATTTGCCGATTTTACCAGATGGTCCCTTACCCATTTGTGGTCTCCTTTACAAAAAAATCTACTGGCTGAAAAACGGATCTATTGAGCCACATGAATGCTGTCTGTGCCTCGGTCTTACCGATGGCCAGCATACGTGGACAGCAGATGCCAGATGCCTGTGCCTCCTGATATAGAGCTCCGAGCTGCTGCTCGAGATCTTTGAATTTATTCACCAGAGCGATAGCCTCTGGAGACTGTGGTTTGTATCCCTTTACTTCTGTAGACATGAGTCCTCCTTTTTTTCGTATTTTAGTTTGAGTGTCATCTGCCCTTGGACCAGGCAGTCTAGCTGGTACTCTGCTGAGTCCAGTTGTTTTTTAAAATAGTTGCGTCTGTACCGATGGTACTCGTAGTCCACCTCATTTGCCTGGTACTTCTTTTTGAGCTGGTTTACTCGTTTTTGGAGTCGCAGGATCTCTGCACGTTTGATGCTCATCTCATCATCTCCCTGACCTCGGTCTCGGTCTCCATTCTGGTAGCCTTATCTCCCTCGAGCTCTGGATGCTGCTCCTGTATTTTTCTCCGAGCTCTGCTGAGTGACTCGAAAATAGGAGTATCTGGGCTGAGGATCCACTGCTTAAACTGGTCGTACTCACCTGATTTTATGACCGACTTCAGATTGTTATACAGGCTGTTATACGCAAGCCAGAGGAGTTTGTCGGAGTCCCTGGTCGCTGGATACTTCTGCAGGATCTGGTGGACCTTACCCTCCACAGTTTTTAGATCTTTGACTATCCCCACGATGCCTCCTTTGATATATTTTTCACCACCAGATATATCTGCCTGGCCTCATCCACGCTCCTGATCTCGGCTGTATGATACTCTCTACCGATGGCTGAGCTGATTTTCGCATAGACCTCTGTGCGACTCATCTGTCTATTCTTCCACAGTGGATCCAGGATTTTGTGTATATGCTGCCGAGCATTTTTGATCTCTTTGGTCGGGATGCATCCTAGAGGTTTTGTGCCAGTGCCTTTGTTGTGAGTGCCTACGAAATTTTTGCAGACAGGGCACTGCCAGAATTTTTTATGATGTAGGTCGTGGCGGTTGCGATAGGCGATCTCTCCAGTTATCATCTCGCACTCCCTATCCATGCCACACTGACAGCAGTAAATAGATCTCATCCCTGGTCCTTTGCGATGTCCCTACCTAGTTTTATCGCCTCCAGTTTTGTCTGCATCAGCTCCCTCATGGTTTTGGCACACACCACTGCCGTCTGGACTCTGTCCACATCGTATTTCTGGATCGTGGGCTCTGGCTGGTTTGCGAACATCCCTCTCATGTATCCTCTCAAGTCGCTCACTGTAGAGTCTATCGAGGTCATGGTAGCTGATATCGCCTCGAGCGAAGGCGAGGATAGCACTATGGAGACCTCTGACTGGATCATTTCGGATCCTTCTCTCTCTGATTTTTGCAAGCTGCTGCTCTCGATTTTTTGCATACCATTCCCTTTGCTTAGCATTGATTTCGTCTCCTCTGACTGATCGCTGCCTGCGTTTTTGGTCCCGATGTTTGAGACGATGTTTTTCGAGATTCTCTCTATAAAGTCGTCTTTTTGCTGCATTGTGGTCCTCCTTATTTTTGTACGCCATTCGGATTTAGATCCTTTTTGCGGAGGTATGATTTATCCTTCTTCCAATAGTGTTCGAGCTGCTCAGGTGTGATGTATTTATGGATGATGGTGTGTCCACACTCAGGACAGTCGAGCGCCTTGGTATCTCGGATCACACCTCTGGTATTGTAGCCAGAGCATCTATAGCTGGTACAGACTGCGACCTTTAGCTTACCCTCGTTTTTCTCTCCACCTTGGATCTCATGGAGCCCATGCAAAGAGTTGCCGAGACCTAGGGATGATGTCAAAAAATTCGCCACATCAGCCTCCCAGTGGTATCTGCAAACTGAGCAGGATCAGGATGCCCACAGCTATGAGCACCATTATCATCTGGATTGTGGACAGGATCGAGTTGATGAGGCATCGGAGCATATATCTACTGCCTAAGTATCTGGACAACTTTCGCATCGCCTCTCCCCTTGTACTTATCTATTTTTTTCATTTGTCGCTCGATCATTTTTTCGTACGACTCCTGAGTAAAATCGAACTGACTCATGTTCATCCCAGCCAGTCTCCACTGTCTGAGTATGAGCAGGCAGTCGCTCTCCCCTTTGAGATACCCC